GCACCTTGTACACCATTACCTACAAGCTTAGTTAAAATAAATCCTACATTAGCAGGTGTGAGTGCCGTATTTGCAGTACAGTACATTCTTATTTCTACTGAGTCACCACCATTAAGATCTAATATATCACTTATAGAAATAGTAGAATATGAACCTGCAGTAAAATTAGTTATAGCCACTGCATTCTGATTACCACTATATGGTACACCATTAACAAAAATTTCTGCACCTACCTGTTCACTTATAGTTACATCACCAGATAAAGTAAATGTTGCTTTATAATTACCAGCCTCACCTGCATTAATTACTAATAGATTACCTTGCGGTGCACCTCCACTATTTGCAAACCCCATTTGATTTAATTCACCTTGAGGCAATAATAAACCTGTAGGCGTAGATGTTAAATTATAAACAGCAGCACTATTTAAATTATCTTGCATTGATCCGTATGCAACTGTACCGCTAACAGAACCTGTTGAACCTTGTGTCCCATCAGTACCTTGGGCACCTTGAGATCCAATTCCATCAGCACCTTGGGCACCTTGAGCCCCAACACCAGTTGAACCTTGTGTACCCTGTGGACCATCACCACCTTGTGTTCCATCAGCACCTTGAGAACCTGGGCCTTCATTACCTTGTGCGCCTTGTGCACCGTCATTACCTTGAGACCCAACACCGTCATTACCTTGTGCTCCCTGTGGTCCTTGTGAACCTACACCACCAGTTGCACCTTGGACTGTTGAATCAGCACCCTGTGGTCCTTGATCACCTTGAGCACCCTGTGGGCCTTGTACAACCGAGTCAAGCCCAGTTGCACCTTGTGGTCCCTGTGGCCCTTGATCACCTGTTACAACAAAAGATAATAATACATCTTCATCCATTGTAAAAGGATCGGTCTCTGTAGAAGCTACAGGTACAACATCTAATTCCCAGTAAGTTGGAGTTCCTGTTGGTTCATGACTTAATGTAGTTATTTGAAATAATATAAATTCATTTGGGTCTGACTTTGCAGATATTCTAACATGACCTTTAGGTATTGAGGTAGAAGATAATATAGTTTGTAAAAAAGTAGTAATGGATTGACCAGTTATACCACTTTCATTAATACACATAATAGTTGATGTATCTTGTGATCCTCCTTGATTATTTAATGAAACATAACTAAAGCCTGGATCTGCTACCGCTAATGTAGTATTAAATTCATAATCAAACGTGGCACCACCAAAAGAACCATCGGCTCCACTTAAACCTTGTACACCTTGCGGTCCTTGTACTGTTGAATCAGCACCTTGTGGTCCAGGATTACCTTCTGTCCCTTGCGCACCTTGTGCACCAGCCGGACCTGTAATAGTTGAAGCAGCACCTTGTGTACCTTCCTCACCTTGAACACCTTCCTCACCTTGAACACCCGTATTCCCCTGTACGCCAATTGGACCTTGTACTGTTGAATCAGCTCCAGTAAAACCTTGTGCACCTTGTGAACCTTGAACCCCAAAAGGCCCTTGTGAACCGATAGCACCTTGTGCACCAATCAATCCAGCAGATGCAGCGTTTACATTTACCCATTTAGTACCATTCCATTGTAAAAAATCAGAAGCTACTGGGTTAGGCGCATTTATATCATATAAAGAATTAAGTAAAGGTTGACCATTATCTAAAGTTTGTAATTCTATGTTAGCAGAATTAAAATTAATAACTACATTTTTATTAGCTACATTAGTACCTACTGTTAATGCTTCTCCTACAACGGATGTTGAATTAGAAGTATTTATACCTTTAAATTCTAATGTAGTACCACTCATTCCGGCAAAAACATTTTGTCCGCCTATACCTACATTTAATCCTTGGTTTATTTCACCACCAGCAGAAGTGTTAATTAATTTAATTGCATTTACGGATGAGTCATATTGTATTTGTACACCATCTCCTGCAATTAATCTAAAGGTATCATTAGGAATTGTAGAAGATAGAGTGACATCGGGGTTTGATTGTAATAATGGTGTTGCTCCAGTATAATTAACTAATATTTTTCCAAAGCTATTTGAACCAGTAACAGTTAAATCACCAGTACCTATACCTCCTACTAAATCCCATTCACTAGTTTCAAAGACACCTTGTGTAGTTCGTTTATTTGCTCTCCACCATGCTAAAGCTTCTGATGAAACACTAGTTCCACCAGTAACATCAACTATTTCAACAGGATGATATACTATATGACCTTCGTCATATGTTCTATTATCTACCCATGGATTAGCTACAGCTTTAAAGTTTTCATCTACTTCCCCGTTAAAAAGTTCTCTTTTAACTTCATTTCTATAGATGATATATTCTTTCAGATTGAATGCCATTTAACCTTATCTTTTTTTATTTATTCCGGTGGTTCGTTAATAATCTTTGCATCATCATACGGAAATTCATCAGTATCTTTTCGTGATGTAAATACCTCTCTTAATTGGTTAAGATACCAAGTACCTTCAGACCATCCAGGTACAGCATAACACGGAGAATAGATACCTGTTGTATATATTCTATAAAGTTCATCCCAGAATTTTCTATAATCATTTACTGATCTTTTAATAAATTCTACTTGTCTATTTACTAAAACAGATCTTTGTTTATTTCTTTGCTTATCGAAAGAAGACCCTTGTGTAAGTTTAAATTTACCTGTTAAATCCTCAGCTCTATATTCTGTTTCAAATCCATATAAGGTACTTCCACCTAAAAATAATTCAATAGAAACTAAATCTCCAACAAAGCATGGATCAAAAGGTACATAATTATTTTGGTAGAATAATTCCATTTCTGCAGAATTAGCAAAATCGGTAAATTCAGTTTTCTGGCTTGCCTGGTCATAAAATCCTATTCGGATTTTAGACACATCAAGTTTATACTTTTTTAAGTAAATAAAAAAGTCTAATGATAGTTTAAATGTCAATGCTTCAATAACCAAGAGAACACACTATTTTTTGTATATATTCAATACTTAATAGTATGGTAGTCATTTACTAGGTTAGAAATTTTACCGTGAGTTACATTACATTCATTAAAAATTTCAAGATGTGCAGTATCTCTATAATCTTCAATCCAATAAACATGTTTAAATCCTGCGTTAACCAATATCTTGGTACACATTTTACACGGTGATAATGTTAAGAGTATTATGTAATTTTGTGGATCATATTCCTGAAACTTAGCAATCATATTTACCTCAGCATGAATAAATCCACTTTCACCTGGTGTTAATGAATCTTCTTCTGTTCCAGTTTCTTTGTTAGTTTCAGCACCACTATAGGATCCATTATAACCAAAGCTTGCTATTTTACTAAAGTCTTTCTTTAATGCCATACAACCAACTTTAGTTGTAGAAGAATTAGAAAGATCTCTAATACTAAGTAAAATATTTTTAAAGGCGTTTACCTTTAACTGAAGTCGTCGAAGTTTGGAATCCATTTTTGTTTAATTAAAGTAGCCTTCATTTTTACTTCTGGCAATTCTTTGTTTAGGGTATTTGCAATTTTAATGTTTTCTCTATCGTCATCAAAGAATTGAAAGTTTCTAAATCCCATTTGAACAAATTTCATGAAAGCTTCCTTTTTCTTTTGAGCAGTAGATCCAGTAAATCCTAGAGAAGGGTCATTAATAGCAAATATGTAGTCTGGGTTTATCTTTACTCCGTTATGTGAGAGAAAATCATAGATAAGTTTTGCATCATCTCTTGCTGTAATAATTCCTACAGCTTTACCTTTTGCTATGGTTCTTTTTAAGATGTTAAAAACCCATTCAATAATTTTACCACCTTTAAGAATTTCTAAATCTCTAAAATCAGAAAAATCAAATTTGTCATAGGCTTTAGTCTTAAAGGTATTGAATTCTTGTGGGGTAAGCTCAATCTCATAACCTGTCTTTGGATTGAAAACCTTAATCTTACTTTTGGTAACAACTAAAGTATCATCTACGTCAAAAACGGTTATGTCTTTTCCTTTGCTATATACTTCAAATAGTTCCATACATTATATATTATTAAAATACTTTTCTCTTACTACAGGTGAGCTATGGAATAGACCGGTTAACAGTCTCTCCCATTCTTATATATGTGTTTCACAACCGGAAAGCGGAGGGAATAACCACCGTTCTGATTTTGGCTTTCTTCAAAATATTGAACAGTTACAGTTTTACCGATTAGTTCATTATGATTGTTGAGGTAGTGTTCTCTTTGTTCTTTAGAGAATCCAGATCCTACACTTACACGGTTACCTTTATGTTCAATAATAATATTACTTAGTCCTTCTTTTTCAATCTGCTTTCCATTTTCTGTCCATCGCATTGTACCGTTCATACATTCTAGGATTGTATATTCAGCATCATGGAATTTTTTAACCTTTAGAAGATTATGGCTTCTTTTACCTTCATAACCAATATTCTTTCTAACCATGATTCCTTCAAACCCAGCCTCTTCGGCTTCTTTTGCCATTTCAGTAAATTGCTCCTCGGTAGTTAATTGTTCTTGTGGTAAGAATTCTAACATGGAAGAGTTAATGTTTTCTGGAAGGAGATCATATCCATTCTTAAGTCTTTCAGTAAGTGGTGTAGTTCCAACCTTATCATCAAATTCGTCTAAGGTTAAAAAATCAAATATAAAGAATTTAGGATTTTCAATTTGATGATCCTTCTTTCTGATTTGTTTCATAATTCCTTGGAAGTCTTCATTACCATCTTTATCTACCATACAGATTTCTCCATCTAAAATAAAGTCTCCACCTATCTTAGAAATTTCATTTTCTAAATTACCTAAGGTTGTAAATTCTTTACCGTTCCTTGAAAAGAATGTTACAGTATTCATTTCCTTTCTACAGATACATCTTACACCATCCAATTTTCTGGATCCGTACCATTCTCCACTCTGAAAATCTACTCTCTTAGGATTATATGCATTCGCTAAAGCGACCTTAAAAGTTGGAATTAAATCTGGGTGGATTGCCTTATTGATAGAAGTAGTACCACATCCCATATTAAGGTCTCGGTTTAGCATATAGTAAATAATATCTTCCCACTGTTTATTCTCTAGGACAAACCTATTTACATTTGCAATTGCCGTATGACCGGTACATACCCTATTTCTTAAATCATCCAATAAGGTAAAGATACTACCGTATGTATTTGGGTGACCTAGTAAATCTGAATTCTTTTTGCAATTCTTAGGAGTTACATTATATTTAAAATAAGGATTGTAAGTATAGAAGAAAACCTTTTGGAGAAATTCTCTATCAGAATTTTCGTCAGAGTTATCGGCATACTTTTTAAGAGTTGCAATTTTGTGATTTCCTGAAGAGGAAGAACGCATTTCATCCAAGAAGGATTGTAGATAAGTAAGGTTTGTGTATTCAGTCATATTCCGTTTATTTAATTATATTATAAATATAATAAAAAAACTTGGGAATTGAAAATTTTTCTGGGACTTTTTTCTAAAAGTTATTAACAATTTTTTATCTGATCCTGTAGGTTTTTAAGCTTTGCACACTTCTCAAAATCTTCTTTCATTTCAAAGTGTAGCAAAATTCTATCTAAACTTTTAATTTTATGTTTAGCAGTTTTTTCATCATATCGAAGTACCTGGTCAGGAAACATCATTATAGTATTATAACATAAGTTCATATATTGGTCCCAGCTCGTATTTTCCAATTGATCCAATAGCGACTTCATAAACTCTTCATTATCAAAATCCATTTTGTATATCTTTCATTTTCTTTACAAGATTTTCCTGATCTTCTGATAATTCATTTGGTAAATTAACTAAGATATTTATAAACAAATCACCAGCCATTTGTGGATTATTATAAGCAGGGAATCCTTTTCCTTTTATCCTAAGCATAGTCCCATTCTTTACACATTTAGGTATTGTATAATTTATAATTTTGTCAAATACATTTACTTCACCTTTACTACCAAGCAATGCATCATATAAATCTATATGTTTAATTGTATGTAAACCTTTTTTATCTAAGTAAAAGTTAGGATCATCTTGTATATGTACAGTTAAAATAAGATCTCCATTTTGATCATCGGTCATTCCTCTTTGACCTAATCCTTTTAATCTCATCCTCTGCCCAGGTTTAATGCCTGGCTTAATATCAACAGTTACAGTTTTTGTACCTAATCTAATTTCCTTATTACAACCATAATAAGCCTGCTCTAAAGTAATATAGATTTGAGCTGTTACATTACTTCCTCTTGTACTAAATCCATGACGACCTCCAAATCCACCAAAATTAGGATTACCAAAACCTCCTCCTCCAGTTTTTATAAACTCTTCAAAAAATGAATCATTAAATTGACTAAATGGATTTCCTTCAAATTTAGCTTTCTTTGTAGGATCGGTTAAAATATCATATGCATCTGCCACCTCCTTAAACTTTTCTTCGTTTCCTGAAGATTTATCTGGGTGATATTCTTTTGCTAATTTTCTATATGCTTTTTTTATTTCACTTTCATCGGCATTTCTATCTACACCTAATATTTTATAAGGATCCTTCATTACTTCCAAAAAAGTTGTATACCTATTAGGCTACATGCAAGTGCTAATGATACTATTGTTTTTGTAGTGAT